TCGTCGGCAGCGTCAGATGTGTATAAGAGACAGCAGTATAGTCAGCCTGCTCAGACAGGGGGCTGGAAAGCCGGTGCGTTCTGATGATGAATTTAAGACCATATCAAAACGAGGCTAAGCTTGCTATACTCGAACAATGGTCTGAGGGAATAAATAAAGTCCTTGCAGTTCTGCCGACAGGAACGGGAAAGACAATACTTTTCTCGGCTGTTACGGAAGAATGTGTGCGGCAGGGTAAGCGTGTGCTTATCCTAGCCCACAGGGGCGAGCTGCTTGACCAGGCGGCTGACAAGCTTATGAAGTCAACAGGACTTGGCTGTGCCACCGAAAAAGCGGAGCAAAGCTGTTTAGGATCTTGGTATCGAGTGGTGGTAGGCTCAGTTCAGACCCTTATGCGTGAGAAAAGGCTCAAAGGCTTTTCGGAAAAATACTTCGATACCATTATCATTGACGAGGCTCATCACGCTATCTCAGACGGCTATCAGAGAGTGCTTGACCATTTTCCTGAAGCTCAGGTACTTGGGGTAACGGCTACACCTGACAGGGGCGATATGAAAAACTTAGGCTCTGTGTTCGACAGCCTTGCATATGAATACACCCTGCCGCAGGCTATCAAAGAGGGCTATCTTTCACCTATCAAGGCTATAACCATACCGCTGAAACTTGACCTTTCAGGAGTATCAACTCAGGCAGGAGATTTCAAGGCAAGTGATATCGACACGGCACTTGACCCTTATCTTTATCAGATAGCTGATGAAATGCTCAAATACTGTAAGAAACGCAAGACAGTTGTGTTCCTGCCGCTTGTCAAGACCTCTCAGAAGTTCCGTGATATCCTTATCAGCAAAGGGTTCAACGCCGCTGAGGTCAACGGAGAAAGCACAGACAGAGCGGAGATATTAGAAGCTTTCGACAAGGGCGAATACAACGTGCTGTGCAACTCAATGCTCCTCACAGAGGGCTGGGACTGTCCGTCAGTTGACTGCGTTATCGTGCTAAGACCGACAAAAGTGCGTGGGCTTTACTGTCAAATGGTAGGCAGAGGCACAAGACTCTGCGAGGGAAAGACAGAGCTTTTACTGCTTGACTTTCTGTGGCACACAGAACGCCACGAGCTTTGCAGACCTGCACACCTTATCTGTCAGAATGAAGAGGTCGCTGAGAAAATGACCGAAAACCTTGCCAATGAGGCAGGCTGTGCAGTAGATATCGAAGAGGCAGAAAAACAGGCAAGCGAGGACGTTGTGGCACAGCGTGAAGAGTCTTTGGCAAAGCAGCTCAAAGAAATGAAAACACGCAAGAGAAAGCTCGTTGACCCTTTGCAGTATGAAATGTCAATACAGGCTGAGGACTTGTCCTCTTACGTTCCTGCCTTTGGCTGGGAGTGTGCTCCTGCTACCGACAAGCAGAAAGCAAAGCTTGAAAAGCTGGGCATTTTCCCTGATGATATAGACAACGCAGGCAAGGCAAAGCTTATCCTTGACCGACTTGAAAAGCGCCGCAATGCAGGACTTACCACTCCAAAGCAGATAAGGCTGCTGGAAAGCAAGGGCTTTGAGCACGTTGGCTCTTGGAGCTTTGACAGTGCAAGCAGGATGATAGCCCGTATCTCTGCCAATGGTTGGAGAGTGCCGAGAGATATCGACCCGAAAACATACACACCTGAGAACTAAGGAGAAGTGAATGGATAACACAAATTTGCTTAAAATGCTTGAATACATAGACCCTGCAAGCTGTGATTATCAGGAATGGGTCAATGTGGGAATGGCTCTCAAGCACGAGGGCTATTCCGTGAACGATTGGGACAGTTGGTCGAGGTCAGACAGCCGTTATCACAGCGGTGAGTGTGAACGAAAGTGGCAAGGCTTTAAGGGCAATGCTCAGCCCGTGACCGCAGGAACTATCGTACAAATGGCAAAGGAAAGAGGATACAGCCCCCATGAGTTTCAGGCATACGATTGGGACGGCGAGATAATTGCAGAAGAAAGCAGTCCCCTTGTAAACGGCGGTGAGGGCATACCGATCACCGAGCCTGCCCAATGGGATCCTGTCAAGGAGATAGTCACATATCTTGAAACACTCTTTGAAGCAGGTGAGAACGTGGGCTATGTTACGCAAACGTGGGAAACAGAAAAGGACGGCAAGACCAAGTATCTGCCCACAAAGGGGTGCTGTGACAGGACGGCAGGGGAGCTTATCAAGAGGCTTGGCGAATGTAACGGCGACATTGGTGCGGTGTTTGGCGACTACAAGGAAGAAGCCGGAGCGTGGATCCGCTTCAATCCTCTTGATGGCAAGGGCGTAAAGAACGAGAATGTAACAGACTACCGCTATGCTCTTGTTGAAAGCGACAGTATGCCTATAGAACAGCAGAATGCTGTGATGAGAGAGCTTGAACTTCCTATCGCTGTGCTTGTATACAGCGGTGGAAAGAGCGTTCACGCTATCGTCAAGATAGACGCTCCCAACTATGATGAATACCGCAGGCGTGTTGATTTTCTTTACAAGGTCTGCAAAGAGAGCGGTCTTGACATAGATAAACAAAACCGCAATCCCTCACGTCTTAGCCGTATGCCAGGCGTCATGAGAAACGGTAAGAAACAGTTCATCATTGACAAGAACATAGGCAAAGAAAGCTTTTCGGAATGGAAAGATTACATAGAAAGTATCAATGATGATCTCCCTGACCCTGAGAGCCTGAGTGCTGAGTGGGATAACCTGCCTGAGCTTGCACCGCCACTTATTGACGGCGTTCTCAGACAGGGTCACAAAATGCTCATTGCAGGTCCGTCAAAGGCAGGCAAGTCTTATGCACTTATCGAGATGTGCGTGGCGATAGCTGAGGGTGTCAAGTGGTTTGGCTGGCAATGCACCAAAGGCAAAATACTATACGTCAACCTAGAGCTTGACAGAGCATCTTGTCTGCACCGTTTCAAGGACGTGTACACCGCAATGCACCTAGAGCCTGAAAACCTCAACAGCATAGACATATGGAACTTGCGAGGTCACAGCGTACCAATGGACAAGCTTGCACCAAAGCTTATACGCCGAGCAAGCAAGAAGAATTACATTGCCGTGATAATAGACCCTATCTACAAGGTCATAACAGGTGATGAGAACTCAGCAGACCAAATGGCGCACTTTTGCAACCAGTTTGACAAGGTATGCACAGAGCTTGGCTGTGCGGTCATATACTGCCACCACCACTCAAAGGGAGCGCAGGGCGGTAAGCGTTCAATGGACAGAGCCAGCGGTTCAGGAGTATTCGCCCGTGACCCTGACGCACTTCTTGACCTTTCAGAGCTTGACATTTCAGACAGCCTTTACAAGCAGCAGGAGGACGAAACTGTTTGCCATATCTGTGAGAACTGGATGAGGAGATTTTACAGAAATACTGATGATCTTTGTTCACAGGACGATCTTGTTACGCCGTCAAAAATGCTTGAGATAACGCACAAGTACCTGCACCCGAACTCATACAAGCTTATGATGACCGACATAGATAAGGCTAAGCTTGCGGTGAGAAACCGCACAGCGTGGCGTATAGAGGGCACACTGAGAGAGTTCCCGAAATTTGCTCCCCTCAATATGTGGTTTGATTATCCTGTTCACAGAGAGGATACTGTGGGCGTGCTCAAAGACTGCGAGGTAGAGGGTGAAATGCCATACTACAAAAAAGGAGTTAATGCACGCAAAAAACAAGCAAAGGAAGATAAAATAGCTAAGCTTGACAGCTTTGAAATCGCATTTGCAGGTGCTGAAAACAATGGTGTTGCGTCAGTAGAGGAAATAGCAAACACTTCTGGTTTAACAAAAGATTACATTAAAAGAATTTTCGGAAACGGAGAAAAATCTGATGATGAATACAAAAAAAGATACGAAAAGTTTAAGGGTAATGACGGCAAAACCTATTTAAAAAGGAAAGAACAACATACGGACTGACCTTAAATCAATAGATAAGTCCGTATAAGGATTAACCTTGAAATTTAGGTACGTCCGTATTTAAGGAATAACCTTGATTTTCAGGTGCGTCCATAAGGACGGACTCCCCTTACTACGTAAGGAGATATGTCCCTACTGTTCGTAGGTGGGTATGGGAATGGGGACAAGGTCACCCCATTCCCTACCCTACCCGACAAACAGAACTAGGCAAAATTTTGAAAGAGGTGAAATGTAAAAATATGAGATTTAACACTCTGATAAAAATACTCAAAGAAATATTGAGGCAGTTTAAAATCTGTAATTACAGACTTACAGAAATTAGGGATTTGTTAAAGGACAGTGACGATGATGACTGAATTTTTTTTGGCGATGATACCGCCGACGGCTACGGCTCAGGAACACAAGGTATCTGTGAAAAATGGCAAGCCGATATTTTATGACCCACCCGATGTAAAGTCGGCAAAAGAGAAGCTCACGGCAAACCTAGCAAGGCACAGACCGCCTGAGAAGTACAGTTGTGGGATAAGGCTCATAACAAAGTGGCTGTTTCCAAATGACGGCAAACACAAGGACGGAGAGTACAAGACCACCAAGCCTGACACAGACAACTTGCAGAAGATGTTCAAGGACTGCATGACAAAGCTTGATTTCTGGACAGACGACCAGCTTGTGGCGAGTGAGATATGCGAAAAGTTCTGGGCGGACATACCTGGCATTTATGTGAGGATAGAGGAGCTATGACGATACACGAAGTAAAGAAAAGTCTCGGACGCAGGGTGAGCTACAACGGCTCTGATTGCTACGAACTGACAGGGTGCATTATCCGCAAGAGCAGTAAGACAGGTCAGTTCTTCTACCAGGCAGAGATCGCTGACAAGACTTGTGGCAATACGTTGGTGTATTGTAGGCTGGAAGAGTTGAGGTGTGAGAATGAAACACACTGACCACACACTCTGCTGGTACTGTCGGCACGCAGTACCGACAAAGGATAAGATAACAGGAGAATACCTCACAGGCTGTGCATGGTCCATAGACCGCAGACCTGTCGAGGGTTGGAGGACGTGTCAGCACAGGATGTACGAGGCACAAAAGGGCGGTATGATACATTCGTATACTGTGACGGAGTGCCCGAGATTTGAGGAGGGATAAAAGTGAAAAGCTATGAGGAGCGTACCAAAGACAATGAACAGAAGATAGCAGCTTTCCAAACTAAGCAGAAAATGCCGTATGAGTTCAAGGTCAAATACGCTGAGGTCAGAGTAAGGGAGTTCATTCGTGAATGTGACAAAAGAAATCTGAATACACACATATCGGTAGGCGGACTTGACAGCATAACGCTTTTGAAATTTATACATGATTATTGTGGTTTCAGTTATGTTCCAGGTGTATCGGTATCTAGTCTTGAAGACAAATCTATTCAGCAGATACACGAGCAACTTGGAGTGATAAAGTTAAGCCCATACAAGTCAAAAATAGATATCATACGGGAATATGGTTTTCCTGTACTATCAAAAGAAACAGCCGCAAAAATAGAACTGCTTGCACACCCTACGGACAAGAACAAGACAGTTCGTCACGCTATCATAACGGGTGAAACGGGAGAGTATGGCGGTTTTCGCAAACATACAAGAATGCAGCTTTCTCAGCGCTGGCTTGAACTGTTTGGCGGTTACGAAAATGAAAACGAGGGTGTTGACTACAAGATACCGCCGTTTAAGGTATCATCACAATGCTGTTTCTGGATGAAAGAAAAGCCGTGTGATGATTGGGCAAAGCAACACAAGAGTGTGCCGTTCTTAGGACTTATGGCAAGTGAGGGTGGCAGACGTGAAAAATCGCTAATGCTTAACGGCTGCAATTACTTTGGCAAAAGCACGATACGTTCAGCGCCATTTGCCATATTTACAAGGCAGGACTTGCTACAACTTGCACTTGACCTGAATGTGCCTGTGCCTACAATCTATGGCGAGATAAAACGTGACTTTGACGGAAAGCTTTGCACAACAAAGGCTCAGCGTACAGGCTGCTCAATGTGCGGTTTCGGCATACATATGGAACAGCGCCCTCACCGATTTGACAGGCTTCGTGAAAGAAATGAAAAAGAGTGGGATTTCTGGATGAACAAGTGTTGTGAAGATGCTGACGGCACAAAGTACGGCTGGGGAAGAGTTCTTGACTATATCGGCGTTGAATGGCGTGACAGAGTATTTGACATGAAAAATAACCAGCTTAGCTTGTTGGATATCGAGGAGGCAAAAGAATGAAAACACATAATCTGAAACTTAGCGTAGACTTTTGTGGCGCTGTTCTGAGCGGTGAGAAAACTTTTGAGGTCAGAAAGAATGACAGAGGTTTTCAGACAGGAGATCTGATAAGATTTATACCGACTGACGGAACGTCTTATCGTAGCTCAGACGGCACAGTAAGAGAACACGCAAAACATGAGATATCAGGACATACATACAAGATAACATATATCCTCAACGGCTGGGGAATAAAGAACGGGTATGTTGTGCTGGGAATAAGAGAGGAGATAGCCTATGGAAAGAAACGACCCAATGACCATGTCACGCCTGAAAGCCTACCGCAGGAACGCCTCAGCCATTGAGGACATCAAGGCAGAGCTTTCAGGCAAGTACGTTGCCGACAGTATCAGCGTATGCACTCCACCGTCCTACACGCCACACAGCACACGCATAGACGGCTTCTTGCCAAGCGGCGATACACTTTCACTGCTGTGCGAACAGGCACGGCTAGAGCGTGAGCAGAGGGCTGTGGAGGAATTTATCAAGGGGATAGAGGACTGTCAGACACGGCGAATGTTCGTGCTGAAATTCATCAAGGGTAAGACGTACTTGCAGATAGCTATGCAGGTGAGTGGTGGGAGAATCTCAGAGGACGCAGTTGAAAAGAAGATAAAAAGATATATTTCAAAAAAATCTTGATTTGTCGGTTTTGTCGGTTTTTACTGTGTTATAATTTAAACTGAGGAAAGTGTAGATGTACCTCAGACTTGTACTTTCATTGAAATCACCTCCAATTTTCTAAGCCCCGGAAGGGGCTTATGCAGAACGTGAGTGCATGAGCTCACGTTCTGCCCATACGGTCAGTTGGTTTCCCGACAAAGCCAGCAGCATAATACTTGAACCACCGCCAAGCTTTCGAGCTTCGGGCGGTGTATGCAGGTCGAGAGCGAGCCACCGCTCAGATCTGCTCCACCATTTACAAAACTCCTAATAATATATTTGTGAGAGGCACTCCTATGGGGTGCCTTTTGCGTTGGAAAACAAAAAAAGGCGGTGCTGAATTGAATAATAAACAACGCTATGAAAATTTACAGCACGGCTTTTATGCTGGTGCAGGTAAATATGATATACCTCAGCTGACAGGCTCAAAGATTACAGATTTTCCTGAACTTATTGGCTTTAATTATGCAAAGACGACAAAGAACAGGCAGAATAAGGGAGTACATTTCTTTCTTGATGATTATCAATTTCTCAGGCTTTGGAACAATCCGACCGCCTATCTTGATATTCTCAAAGATTTCAGATGTGTCCTTACTCCTGATTTTTCACTATATGCTGATTTTCCGACAGCAATGCAGATATACAATCATTACCGCAAGCATTGGCTCGGTGCGTTTTGGGAAGATAACGGAATTGAAGTTATTCCAACTATATGTTGGAGCGACGAAAAGTCATTCAAATGGTGTTTTGACGGAGAGCCTAAGGGTGGCACGTTGGCAGTATCATCTATAGGAACACAGAATGACAATGCTGCAAAAGCCGCATTCATATCAGGTTATGAGGTTATGTGCGAAAAACTTAGACCGGAAACTATATTGTTTTACGGCAATGTTCCAGACGAATGCAAGGGGAATATTGTACACATAAAAGCGTTTCAGGATAAATGGAAAGGAGCCAGGATAAATGGGTGGTAGAGGAAGTTCGAGCGGAATAGGTGTTGCTAGTGGTACAACGTCAGAACAACGAACAGTTATGAAACGTTTCAAAAATGTTGCTAAAAAGAATGGATATTCAAAACCTGTTTTTAAAAAGCAGGGTGACGGTTCTATCTCGTTTGAATACTCAAGAGCAACCACTGTTCAAAAAGTTCATGGCGGCAGAATGCAATCAGCAGATAAAAATGATATTTATCAAAGAACGAAGACTCATCACGGCACGATCGGTAAAGATGGACTCGTATTGCGAGGTAAGACAACAGCAAACGACAAACTCATAAAGCTTGGAAAGAAATAACATAGCGGCTGCATTTTGCGGTCGCTTTTGCGTTGAGAAGGTGACCTTATGCCAATACCAAGACCAGACCGAAGCGGTTCACATCAACAGCAGTTCCGTATCAACAAGAAAAAGATATACGCTACCCAAACAGTTTGCGGTATCTGCGGTAAGCCTGTTGATTTTTCACTAAAGTATCCGCATCCACTGTCAGCTTGTATAGATCATATCATACCCATTGCCAAAGGCGGTCACCCTTCGGACATTTCAAACTTGCAGTTAGCTCATTGGTGTTGTAATCGCCAGAAATCTGACAAATTGGTGGAAAAACAGGTGTTTGACCAGTCTCTCGACCTGATTTCCAACCGAATTTTACCACAATGCTACGATTGGAAGAATTTTTAACAAATTATTGACAATATGGGGGGTATGCCCCCTTTTGAGGTCAAAAATGACCTTCACCGCCGCACTGCTTATATTTCTCGCAGAGTTGAAATAATTGGAAAGGATATACAAGATGAGCGAATACAAAGGCATGGCATATTTGAAAAAGAAGCTTTCTTCAAAGGCTTCGAGGGTCAATGTGCGCTATGACTACTATCACATGAAGAACGGCCTTACCGACATGGGCAAAATGATACCACCAAGCTATAACTGGATGCGTCCTGTACTAGGCTGGTGTGCGAAGGCTGTTGATACCCTTGCGGACAGAATAGTATTTGACAGCTTTGAGGACAACACTTTCTATGTCAACGAGATATTTGACAACAATAATCGTGACGTGTTTTTTGATTCAGCCATTCTCTCAGCGTTGGTATCCTCTTGCTGTTTTGTGTATATCTCAGCTGATGAAACAGGCTATCCACGCTTGCAGGTCATTGACGGCAGTAATGCTACTGGCATTATCGACCCTATCACGAATATGCTCCGTGAGGGCTATGCAGTGCTTGACCGGGACAACAATTTCAACCCCACCATTGAAGCCTACTTCACCGCCGAACAGACAGAGATATACCGTAGAGGCTATGATGTTGAGATCTATGACAATCCTGCACCTTACCCTCTGCTTGTGCCTATCATATACCGCCCTGACGCCGTTCGTCCTTTCGGTCACAGCAGGATATCACGGGCGTGTATGGAGCTTGTACAAGAGGCTATGAGAACGCTCAGGCGGTCGGAAGTATCAGCCGAGTTTTACAGTTTCCCACAAAAATATATACTCGGCCTTTCAGATGATGCCGAGAAAATGGACAAATGGGGTGCAACAATGTCTTCTCTGCTGACTATCACCAAAGATGATGACGGCGGCAATCCTACTGTCGGACAGTTTCAGCAGCAGTCCATGTCACCATACTCTGAGCAGCTTAAATCTATAGCTTCGTTGTTCGCCGGAGAAACAGGGCTGACCCTTGATGACTTGGGCTTTGCGACATCCAATCCTGCCAGTTGTGAAGCGATCAGAGCGGCACACGAAAATCTCAGACTTACCGCACGCAAGGCGCAGAGAACGTTTGGCAGTGGTTTCCTTAACGTGGCTTATCTTGCCGCCTGCGTTCGTGATAACACGGCCTATATGCGCTATGCTTTCAGTGACATCAAACCGCAGTGGCTTCCCATTTTTGAACCTGATTCTGCGGCACTCTCGGGTGTGGGCGACGCTATTTTGAAAATTAATCAGGCTGTTCCTGACTATCTGGGTGCAAAGGGCATCCGTCAGCTCACAGGCATAGAGGGCGAAAACAATGGCTGATATCGGTGCAGAACTGCTTGAAAAAATTCGTACTGAATTTCAAAAGACGTGCAAGGCTGATAAGTACATTCAATCGGTTTTAAAGAAAATAGAGGGCGGCACTGCGAAAATGGAAGAAGTTGCCCTGCTATCGAAACAGCTCGGATTTAGAGTCTCTCAGGCTATCGGTGCACACGTCAACGTAGCGGCATTACCTGATGGCAAGATGTACTACAACATTGCCGATACCATACTCACGGGCGTGCTCAAGGACAACTACGATGTTATAAACTCCGCTGCCGCAGAATGCCAAAAGGCACTTGACAGAGCAGCAGGCATAAACATCACACCTCAGCAGGCTGCTTTCCCTACCGAGCGTGTGCAGGCGGTAGTCAATGCGGCTTCTGTACCGGATATTGCAGAAGAAGTGATGATACGGCGAATGACAGCTCCGGCGCAGAACATCACTGAGAGTTTTTACAACGATTATGTTCAAAAAAACGTGAAGCTTCGTTCTGATGCAGGACTGGACTGCTACATCATTCGCAACGATCACGGCGGTTGTTGTGAGTGGTGCTCAAAGCTTGCAGGTAAATATCACTATCCCGAAGATGTCCCAAAAGACGTTTACCGCAGACATGACAATTGTGGCTGTACTGTTACATACCTTAACGGCAGAAAGGCACAAAACGTGTGGAGCAAGACCAAGTGGGACGTTTCTGACGATGAATTTGAACGTATGAAAAAAGCTGGGGTCAGAGAGCCTGTCAGACTTGTTGACAAGCCGGGTAAAAGTGATATAATAGAAGCAAAGAAGCCAAATTATGCAAAGGCTACATATGAAATTCAGCACGAATGTGAAGCCAATAAAGTTGCTTACAACAAAGTCGAAAAGCTCTCCGAGCAATTAAGCAACAGTGAGATCATAAACAGATTGGCTGGTGGAGATATGACAAAAGGCTCGTGTGCTTCACTTGGGTTTGCCTACATAGGCAATAAGAATGGACTTGACGTTCTTGATTTCAGAGGTGGAAACAGTCAGAATATATTCTCAAGAACGTCCACGATAAAGAGAGTCCTGGAACTTCCAAATGTGAAAGGTTCTGTGGTCAAAGTCAAAAAGGAAGCAGCTGATACCGCTGCATTGCTGAAAAAGCTTGAGCATAACAAAGAATATTTTGTTGCAGCAGGAAAACACGCTGCTATTGTCAGAAACACTGAAAATGGGCTTGAGTACTTAGAACTCCAGTCGAGAACGCAAAATGGCTGGACATCGTTCAATAAGTATGGCTCGACTGTTGCAACACTCCAAGAGCGTTTCAAGTGTCGCAAAACAGTTGACAGGTCATTCGGAATGGTGTGGGAAAAATCAGTTGTTATAATAGACACAGATTCATTTGCAGATAGCAGCGATTTTCAACATATACTTGGGTACATAAACACCGCTGTTGATAAGCAGAAAAAGGGGTTGAGTGGTAATGTCAAATAGATGGTACAAAGAAGAAGATACTGATGTTATTTGGTGGAAAGATGATCCGAACACTATTGGAGAGTTTGTATTCAGTTTTGACAAAACCACTGAATTTAATATGTTCCGTGATTATCCCTACAAGCTAACCGAGGAGCAAAGACAGATTTTTGACAAAGAAAATCCCGAATGGGCAGATTTCTTTAAAGACAGAAAATAAATTTTTACCGCTCCGCTACGGCGAGGCGGTATTTTTATACCCAAAAACAGAAAGGAAGAATAATATGGGACTAAGCATAAAAGATGTCTATATTTTATGCCGAGCAAAAAGAGAAATCGCAGAAATTGAAATGAAAATTGGCAAGCAGGCAGATGATAATAGCGAGTATATCAACGCTCTTATACGCTGTGAGAACGCATTGACTTTTGTTTTAGCCAACAAAGAAAAAATAGTCAATTAGTAAATATCGGAATCAAGCACCTTAAAGGGTGCTTTTTTCGTACCTAAAGGAGGTAATCCACTATTGAGGATAAGAGAGTCGGCAGGCAGACCCCCACCATATCGGTAGTGTTGCCGTATGAGCAGACCAAAGGCAATGAGGCTATCGCAATGTACAACAAATCAGGGCGCACCGCACAGGAATGGCAGGAGCTTATGCTTTATGACATCATGGCGGTGGACGATGAGGGATTGTGGAAGCACATGAAGTTCGGCTGGTCGATACCAAGACGTAACGGCAAGTCGGAGCTGCTTATCATGCGTGCGATCTATGGCCTGCAAAATGGTGAACATGTGCTTTACACCGCCCACAGGACAACAACGTCACATTCGGCGTGGGAGAAGATCATCGACCTTATCACAAAAATGGGTTTTCTTGAAAAAGAGGACTTCAAGACCACAAAGCAGATGGGCTTGGAGCGTATACAATGGCTCAAAGGCGACGGAATTATCAACTTCCGTACACGTTCCAGCAAAGGCGGACTTGGCGAGGGCTATGACCTGCTTATCATAGATGAAGCACAGGAATACACCACAGACCAAGAAACAGCCCTAAAATATACCGTCACAGACAGTCGCAACCCTCAGACCTTGATGTGCGGAACGCCGCCAACAATGGTGTCCGCTGGTACGGTTTTTACAAAGTACAGACAAAAGACGATATCGGGCAAAGGCGGTGACGACGGCTGGGCTGAATGGTCCGTGCCAAAGCTCACAAACGCACATGACCCCGAGCTGTGGTATGCCACTAACCCGTCTTTAGGCACTATCCTCACCGAGCGTAAGATACGTTCAGAGCTTGGCGACCCGAAAGACGATCAGGTTGACGATAACATTCAGCGTTTAGGCTTGTGGCTGACCTACAACCAAAAGTCGGCTATAAGCAAGGGTGAGTGGCAGGCACTTTGTATCACAGGCAAGCCCGATATCAGCAGAGAACTGTTTTTCGGCATTAAGTATGCAAAGGTCACGGATAATGTGTCTTTGGCTGTCGCTGCAAAAACAACCGACGGCAAGATATTTGTCGAGGCTATCGACTGCCGCCCTGTAAGAGAGGGAAACGGCTGGATAATCGCATATCTGCGCAATCCGCATATGCGTGAAACCGTTATTGACGGAGCAAACGGACAGTCTTTGCTTGCGGCGGATATGAAGAACGCAGGTATCAAGCGCAAGCCTATCCTGCCGAAGGTCGCTGATGTGATCACTTCGTCAGCAGGTTTTGAACGAGGAGTATTCGCACAGAACATTTGTCACGCAGATCAGCCGTCCCTTGAACAAGTCATTGCCAACTGTGAACACAGAGCTATAAGCTCAGGCGGAGGTTTTGGCTATTCCTCAATTCTTGAGGGCGCTGACATATCACTGCTTGAAGCAGTAGTGCTTGCTCACTGGGCGTGTGCAAATTCATCAGAGAAGAAGAAAGTACAGAAAATAAGCTGGTAACAGTTTATTATATATCACCTACACCGCAGGGTAAAGCGGGGAAAGGAAACACTATGGCAGACTTTGAAGCTATAACAACACAGGAAGCCTTTGACAATGCGATAAAGGCAAGGCTCGACCGCAACACGGACACAGTCAAGAAACAGTTTGAGGGTTACATTTCCCCTGACGACTTCAAGACAAAGACAGCCGACCTTAACAGCAAGATCACCGACCTTACAGGCAAGCTTGCGGAAAAGGATACAGCTATCGCAGACCTCACGGCTAAGAACAAGGCATACGAGGCCAGCTCGGTAAAAATGAGAATTGCCCACGAAAACGGTATTCCTTATGAGCTTGCGAACAAGCTTTCAGGAGACACAGAAGAAGATATCAAGAAGGACGCTGAAACATTTGCAAAGTTTATCGGCAAAAAGCAGACAGCCCCTCTTGGTCACACAGAACACAATCACGCAGACGGCAAGAATGCGGCATATAAGTCGCTGCTTGCAGGTCTTATAAAGTAAAGAAAGGAAGTAATTTTATGGCAGACGTAATTTCAAAGGGCACACTTTTCGACCCGGTACTCGTTAAGGAGCTTTTCGACAAGGTAAAGGGCAAGTCATCCCTTGCCGCGCTTTGCGCTCAGACACCTATCCCCTTCAACGGTCAGAAGGAGTTCATCTTCACTATGGACGATGAGGTAGACCTTGTGGCTGAGAACGGCAAAAAGACAAGAGGTAGCGCTGCCCTTGAACCTGTGAAGATAATCCCTCTCAAGGTAGAATACGGCGCAAGAATTTCAGACGAGTTTCTTTACGCCAGCGATGAGGAGCAGATCAATATCCTCAGAAACTTCTCAGACGGCTTTGCGAAGAAGGTTGCAAGAGGTCTTGACATCATGGCTTTTCACGGAGTTAATCCGAGAGCAAAGACAGCTTCGGCGCTTATCGGCACGAACCATTTTGACAACGGCGTAACTGTGATAAAGCAGGACAGCACGTCACCAAAGACTCCTGACGCTCTTATCGAGGAGGCTATCGCTGCAGTGCAGGACAACGAATATGATATCTCAGGTCTTACAATGGCGCCGTCATTCAGATCTGACCTTGCAAAAATGGTGGACACAAGCGGCAGAAAGATCTATCCTGACCTTGCTTGGGGCAATGCACCGACTTCTATGAACGGCATTCAGACCGTGACAAACAACACAGTTTCCTTCAACTCCAGCAAAGATCTTGCGATCGTTGGCGACTTTGCAACGGCGTTCAAGTGGGGCTACTCAAAGGAAATTCCGCTTAAAGTCATCGAGTACGGCGATCCTGACAACAGTGGACAGGATCTTCAGGGATACAATCAGGTATACATCAGAGCGGAGACATATCTCGGTTGGGGCATTCTTGACAAGTCTGCATTCGCTGTCATTCAGTCAGCAGCTAAGTAAGGGGGCGGCATAAATGGCGGCAGAGTACGCAACTATCGAGGACGTTATAAGGCTCGGTCGAAAGCTCACGACTGAGGAGCAGGAAAAGGCAGCGGCTCTGTTGCCTGTCGCCTGCGCAAAGCTTTCAACTGCCTGCAAGAAGTATGGCAAAGATCTTGACATTATGATAGCTGATGAGCCTGACGTAGAGCTTGTGGCAAAAGATATCATAGTTCGTGCCACGCTGAGAGCTGTTGACGCTATAGCGGACAGCTCTCCTGCGACTTCGCAGGCTTCACAGTCGGCTATGGGCTATTCAGTATCAATGACATATCTCAACGCAGGACAGCAGCTGTATTTCCTCAGAAATGAGCTGAAAGAACTGGGCGTTATGCGACAGAGATACGGTGCAATGGAGGTATATGATGTATGAGATTAAATATCAAAGGCATACCTGTTAAGCTTTCTGTAAAAACGCAGACAGGCATTGACGACTTCAACAGACCTACATATGAGGTATCTCAGGAAGTTGTCGAAAACGTGCTTGTGGGCGAGCCGTCTGCAGAGGACGTTGTGAACGAGATCAACCTGTCAGGCAAACGCATAGCTTATGTGCTTGCGATACCAAAAGGTGACACGCACACATGGGAGAATACAGAAGTCGAGTTCTGGGGAATGACATTCAAAACTGTGGGTATCCCTACGCAGGGCATTGATGATAATATCCCTTTACAATGGAACAAGAAAGTAAAGGTGGAACGCTATGAGTAAAGTTAATATAGAGCTTGACCACAACGCAATTGCGGCTTTTCTCTGCTCTGCACCTGTTGAAAGCATGGTCAAGGGATATGCTGACAGAGCCGTTCAACGTCTTGGCACGGGGCATAAAGCGTATACTATCACATGGACAAGATACCCGAAAATGCGCCGTAAGGTCGCTATCGTCAAGGCTAAGACAAAGAAAGCTCAGCGTGCTAACCTTAAAGATAACACGCTTTTAAAGGCGGTGCTTGGCAAGTGATAGAGAAGATAATTCTTGATTGGCTGGGAGCAAAGCTTGACGTTTCAGTTTATCTTGAAGAACCTAAAAACCCACCAAAAGAGTATGTGCTTATCGACAAGCTAGGCTCGGCAGAGAATGACCTTATCACCTCTGCCACCGTAGCCGTTCAGAGCTACTCAGCGAGCCTATACGGGGCGGCAGAGCTTAACGCAAAAGTTAAAAAGGCTATGTCTGAAAGCGTGTCACAGGGCAATGTATGCCGCTGTGCGTGCACGTCAGACTACAACTATACAGACACAGAAACAAAACGATATCGCTATCAGGCGGTATTCGATGTAACCTACTACGACGAGGAGTGATAATACTATGGCAAACAACAAAGATAACGTATCAACAGGCAAGCCAAAGGTAGGCGGAGCGGTTTTCACAGCGGTCACAGGATCTACACTGCCAACGGATGCAACAACAGCACTTGACGCAGCGTTCAAAAGTTTGGGCTACTGTTCAGAAGACGGAGTAACAAACAGTTCTGGCATTTCTACTGAAAACATCAAAGCCTGGGGCGGAGATATTGTTGACACACCGCAGACAGAAAAAACGGACACTTTCAAGGTAAAGCTGATAGAGTGTACCAATACAGATGTGCTGAAAACTGTCTACAATGGCAGCAATGTTTCGGGCGACCTTGACACTGGTCTGACTATCAAGGTCAACAGCGCAGAGCATGAAGATCAGGCGTTTGTTTTCGATATGATACTGAAAAATAACGTGCTGAAAAGAGTGGTCGTTCCGTTCGGCAAGGTGACGGAGATATCTGACATCACCTACAAGGACAACGAGGCTATCGGCTATGAGCTGACTATCACGGCCACACCTGATGAGAACGGCAATACGCACTATGAGTACATGAAAAAGGGGGAATAACCTATGCTGACAGGTAAGACAGAAAGCGGTTTTGAGTTTGAAATAGAGGAGAAGACCCTTGACGACTATGAGTTTATCGAAGCTGTCGGTAAGTGTGAACAGGGCGACCCCCTTGCATATGTCAAGGTAGTTGACGCCGCTCTTGGAAGCAAGAAAGAAAAAGCTTTCGAGAAGATAAGAGAAAAGTGCGGCTATGTATCGGCTAAAGAGATAACAAAGCTTATCGTGGAGATCTTCCAAACACCTAAGACAAAAAACTCCTAGTCCTTGCCGCTGTCATGGAGCGCTATCCTGATGAGCTTGACTGCGATATGGCGCAGTATTATCACATATACGATTACAAGTCGCTGCCTGCACGAAAGGTGGCGACTTTTCTTTGTGGCCTTGACAGCTCATCACGGGTCAAGCGTAAACTCAATGGTGTTGGCGGCTCGTTTTCTGAAATACTGCTTGCGCTGATATTTGACCGCCTGCAATGGATATGCTGGTCGCAGACAAAGGACGGTCAAAAAGGTGTGAACAGACCGCAGCCAATGGCTGAAAAGCTCATAGGTAAGAATGACAGCGACAGTGAGATAACAGCGTTCCGAAGCGGCGAGGATTATGAGAAAGCAAGAAGAAAAATCTTAGGAAAGGAGGGCTAACATGGCAGAAGAAAACGGCACACAGCTGGGCAAAGCATATGTGCAGATAGTTCCGTCTATGCAAGGGCTTGCATCAGAGCTGAGAAGAGCGTTCGGGGATAGTATGCCCGATGGTCACAGGTTTGGAAGCTCTCTTGGCGGCAAGGTCGTTTCGGGTTTTGGAAGCACTATCAAAAAGGGCTTTGCACTTGCCGCAAAAGCTGGTATAGCAACTATATCGGCGGCAAGTGCAGGCATAGGCGCTATAGTCAAAAGCTCTGCGAGCGCATATGCGGACTATGAGCAGAACATAGGCGGTATAGAAACGCTGTTCAAGGACAACGCTGATACTATCGTAAAGTACGCCAGTGAGGCATACAAGACCGCAGGAATCTCCGCTAATGACTATATGCAGAACGTCACAAGCTTTTCTGCTTCACTTCTGCAAGGCTTGGGTGGTGATACTGCACAGGCTGCTGAGATAGCCAATGAAGCAATGGTGGATATGTCGGACAATGCCAATAAAATGGGTACTGACATATCATCTATTCAAAACGCATATCAGGGCTTTGCAAAGCAGAACTATACCATGCTCGATAACTTAAAACTGGGCTATGGCGGTACACAGGCGGAAATGGCAAGGCTCATTAATGATTCTGGTGTGCTTGGGGATTCGATAAAGGTCGATGAAAAGACCGTCAACAGCGTGTCATTTGACAAAATGATAGAGGCTATCCACAAGGTGCAGACCGACCTTGACATTACCGGTACAACTTCCAAAGAAGCGGCAACAACAGTTTCCGGTTCTCTTGGTTCTGTGAAAGCAGCGTGGGCAAACCTTATGGCAGGAATGGGTGACAAAAACGCTGACCTGAAAAATCTTATCAAAGAAATGGTAAGCACAGTAAAGACCTTTGCGAAGAACATTATGCCTGTCATAAAGCAGGCTCTTTCAGGGGTCACAACTCTCATCAGCGAGCTTGCACCTGACATAGCGGCCGAGCTTCCGCAGCTTGTGAGCGATCTGCTCCCACAGCTCATAGAAGCAGGCACACAGATATTTCAGGCTCTTGTGAAAGGCATTTCTGATAATATCGGCACGATAACGCAGGCGGCTATAACAGCCATTACAATTATCGCAACAGCACTTATACAGAATGCAGGTCCTCTTGTGCAGTCGTTGGCAACTATCATAACCACTATAGCACAGGCTTTGCCGACTATATTGCCCGGCCTTATCAGCGCCATTGTTGAGCAGATACCTACAGTTATACAGGCTGTTCTTGAATGTCTGCCGGCAATAATTGACGGCACGATACAGATAGTGACCGCTATTGCAGAAGCACTTGTGGATAACATAGACCTTATCATAGACGGCGCAGTGCAGATAATAGACGCACTTGCAATGTCGCTTTCCGACAGTGATACCGCCGCTAAGCTTGCCCAATCTGCACTTGAAATAATCGGCACGCTTACAATGGAACTTTTGAAAAATCTTCCTGATATCCTTGCCGACGGCATACTTATAGCGGTCGAGCTTATCAAGGGCATTGCACAAGGAATGGTGGATTATTTTTCACCTGTTTCGGACGCTTTGTCTGATATGCTTATCGACCTTACAGACTGGTTTTCACGCAAGTGGAATGACTTCAAGGAGTGGGGCTCAGATATGATACAGGCTTTTATAGACGGCATAAAGGAGAAGTGGCAGAGCCTTAAAGACACTGTATGTGACGTAGCTTCAAGCGTTAAGGACTTTCTCGGCTTTTCTGAGCCTGACAAAGGTCCTCTTTCAAACTTTCACACCTTTGCGCCTGATATGATGGACTTGTTTGCAAAGGGCATAGCAGACAACGAGGACACTATCACAATGCAGTTCAACAGGTCTCTACAGCCGCTTATGGACACCGATATTATACCGCCAAGCTTTTCGGCATTGCCTGAAAAGAGCGTGAATAATAGCGATAATGATACCATGAATAAGATCATCGCCCTCTTAGAGACCTACTTCCCACAGCTTGCACAGCAAGGAAACATTTATCTTGACGGCGATAAGCTCACTTCAAAAGTGGACGGAAAACTAGGTGAGAGGGTCACAAGCAACGAAAGGAGGCTTGCAAGTGTCTAGTGAATATATAGAATTTGGCGGTAAGAAGTCCACCGATTTCTATTTGGTTATCCAAAAGGACGGCGTTCAGATATCTCAGCCGGAGGAAAACAGGATAGAAGCCACCTTGCCATTTATGAACGGCTTTTATGATTTTTCCAAAATGGCAGGAGAAAGGACGTACAAACAGCGTGATATCACGATAAAATTCAGCCTTTCTGCAAAAGATGAAAACGAACTTTACCGCCGCAAGTGTGATGTTGTCCGCTGGCTCAGCGGAGCAAAGGGCGAGCTGAGGATAAGCTTTCTGACGGACTATCACTTTGTGGGGGCAACGGCGGTGTTTGATACCTCCGCATTTGAGTTCACTTCACGGCGCACCGCTGATCTGACAGTGAACTTCAAGACGTATCCTTTCCTGCGTTCTGATGATTACTCAGATATCGGATTTGACGATTTCAGTTTTGAAAGTGACTATCTGAATTTGACGGATATATCACTGACAGCGGTCAAACAGACACGATACGCCCCTCCTGCGACCTTGAAAATCTACTCATATGCTGATAGACCCATACGCCCACGTCTTTCTTATAAGCGCTCAGAGGACGATGCAAAGAGTGTGGGCTTCACCTATTTTGCGCTCAATGACAAAGAGATAAGTGCAAGCGTATACCGCAACACGGAGAAAGAATTTGACCTTGACGAGCTGACTTTACAGCCTGGTGTGAATACTTTGTCAGCGTATGGCTTCGGTACACTCACGCTCAAACTTTACGAGGAGGCACTCTGATGTTCATAGTAACGATAACAAACGGAGCTGAAAACACTGTCATACACAGCGACGGCACAGACCGCATATCGGGCGGCAAAGTTGCAAAGGCTATCAATGCTGTGGATAGTTTCAGTTTTACCATATATCCGAACAATGCAGGCTATGACCTCTTGAAGCCGCTTACAACGGCAGTCAAGGTCTATGATGAAAACACTGACAAGGACATTTTTATAGGCAGGGTCTTAAAGTGTCCTGACAGCATGGACGAGAGAGGCCTGATATGCCGCAAAGTCACCTGCGAGGGGCGTTTAGGTTGGCTATATGACAGCGTTCAGCCGTATGTTGAATACAAAATGGTAGGTATATCAACAGTGCTTTCTTCGTTCCTCTCCAAACACAATGCACAGGTGGGTACAGATAAGCGTATAGAGCTGGGACAGGTCACTGTTACGGCGAGCAACAACTACACATACACTGCGAATTGGGATAAGACAATGGACGTTATCGCAGACAAGCTTATAGGGAAGTTTGGCGGTGAGATACAGCTCAGAGATAAAGGCGGCAAGGTCTATCTTGACTATTTGGAGAACATAGGACACGGCACAGATACCACCATAGAGCTTGCGGTCAACCTTAAAACCATATCACGGGAAGTCGATGAAACGGCGGTCATAACACGTCTTTACCCTCTTGGCGCAAAGCTTACAGACAGCGAGAAGCGGTTGACTATCGGCAGCGTGAATGGTGGCAAGGACTACATAGAAGACAGTTCTTTGGTCGCAAAGTACGGTGTTATAAGCGGTACGCAGATATGGGACGATATTACCCTTACGAGCAATCTTCTCAGCAAGGGTAAGGAGTATCTTAAATCTGTTAATCGTGCGAAAGTGCAGTATCAAATAACAGCACTCGACCTCTCGAGAATAGACAAGCACATTGAGCAGTTTGAACTCGGCTGTTGGTACAGAGTAAAAAATAGCCTTATGGGCATAGACGAGGATTTGCGCATTGTGGGTATATCCATAGACCTTGACAATCCGCAGGCTTCACAGTTGACCTTCGGTGACCGATTTGAAACCCTTTCGGGCTTTATGACAGCAAAAACCAAGAGCCTGCAGACTGCTATTGACGATAGCGAATTCAGAAATCGTCAGGTGATAGACAGCAAGATAGAGAATGCGACTAAACTTATCACAGGTGCAGAGGGCGGTCACGTTATTCTTGACCCGTCCGAGAAGCCTCAACGTATCCTGATTATGGACACGGCTGATATAAACACCTGTAAATCCTGCATTCAGCTGAATTATAAAGGTTTAGGATTTTGGACGCCTGAATTGGCAAAAAAGGCTGGGC